GCGACAGAGATGTTCTGAGCTCCTCGCACGACGGTCCGTCCAGTGTCATCTTCGCGGTACAGCGTCCACGTCGAGCTTACCGGGACTGAAGCACTGAACGCTACGACGATCTCGTACCCTCCGTAGTCACAGTCCGGCGTGACAGTCAGTGAGATTGTCATGACTGAGTGACTCCTCGTGCGTAGACTTGCCGCGAGTATGCTGTCTGGAAGTCGGTGATCTGCGTGTCGACGATGTCAGTGATGTCACGGTCGCCAATCGTCACTTGCAGGTTCACAGTCGCAGTTCCGGCCGTGATCGTACTTGCAGTCGTAAGAGCAGCGACAGACGCTAGCGCGTTCGCGTCCGGCGGTGCAAGCGTGATTGGGATGTTGCTGAACTCTGACTCGAGAGAGTCTGTGATGCGAGCGACTGCTGGGACAATCGACCTGTCGTACTCTGCCAGCATGCCGACGGCGATGCCTTGCGTGATCGGCACGCCGACTTCTTTCGCGAACCTCTTCGACGGCGACGATGAAGTGATTGCGTCTTTGAAGCCTTTGACCAGGCCGGACATAAAGCCACCGACTTGACGCTTGATCCACTCAGCCATGCCGCTGATGCCGTTCCAAATGCCTCGTACGATGTCGCCGCCGATGGCGGCAAACTTTCCGGCGATGTCGCCGAGCCAGCCGACTACCTTGCCTGGGAACGACAGCGCCCAGAGTCCGATCTTGCCCATGAACTCTGCAAGCTTGCCGGGTAGCTGCGCGATTGCGTTGGCGATCCAGCCTACCATTGCCGGGATCGCTGCAAGCAGCCAGCCGACGATCTTGCCCGGCAGCGTGAGCAAGAACCTCGCTGCAGTGCCAAGGAAGCTCAAGAACGCGCCAACTGCGCGTGGAATGGCTTCAACGATCCATCCGAACAGCGCACCAATCGCAGGTACTAGCCAGCCGACAATCTTGCCCGGTAGCGACACGAGGAAGCCGACGATGAAGCCAAGGAACTGGCCAAGGTTCGCGACTAGTCCAGGGATCGCGTCGATGATCCATTTGAAGAGAGCAGTCGCAGCGCCGGCAAGCCAGCCAAGGATCTTGAGCGGCAGTCCGATAAAGAATCCGACCAAGAATCCGAGGAACCGTCCAAGCGCGCTGACAAGGCCGGGAATCGCGTCTACGATCCACTTGAACAGTGCTACTGCGGCTTTCGCCAAGAAGCTCAAGATCTTGCCGGGTAGAGAGACCAAGAAGCCGAGGATCCAACCGATCGCGTAGCCAAGCCAGTAGGCGATCTTTGGCAGCGCGTCTACGATCCACTTGAAGAGTGCAGACGCCGCCTTCGCTACCCAGACCAGGATCTTTGCCGGCAGCTCGATGTACAGGAACTTGTACACGGTAAGCAGGAACTTCGGCACATTCTGCACGAGCCACGGGATCGCTGTGCTCAAGAAGCCACCGATAGCTTCCGCGGCACCGCTGATCCAGCCGCCGATCTTGCCCGGCAGTTCCGCCAGCGTCTTGCCGACGGCAGAGAAGAACTCTCTCGCCTTCGCAACCGCGGTCGGAATCGCTGTCGTCAGCCACTCCCAAAGCGCCTTAGCCGCATCAGCGACCTTGCCCGGCAGCTCTTTGACGAACGTCGACACGGCTTCCCACGCTTTAGAGACGAACTCTTTGATCTTGTCCCAGTTCTTGAACGCCCAGACAATCGCAAGGACCGCGGCGATGACGGCGGCTGCGATCGCAAGGAAGATACCGAGCGGCCCAAGGGCGGCGGCAATTGAAGAACCGATCGCGGCGAACCCTGCACCACCGGCACTGACGGCTTGGAAGCCCATGATTGCCGTCTTGACGCCTCCAAGTGCACCGGTCAGCCCTGTCAGTGACGACAGTGCTTTGATCAATCCTGTCAGGCCGGTACTGAAGCCGCCGAACGTGATCAGGTTCAGCGCCTTGAACAGCGTGATCATTGTGATCAGCTTCGGTACAATCGCTCCAAAGATCGGGTTCTCAAGAAGCACGATCAGGATCTTCATTGCGACAGTAAAGCTCGCAAAGAATGTGCCAAGCCCGCCGCCTTGAGCCAAGCGGTCAAGAAGGACGATGAACGTGTCGACGAACGACTGCAGCGCCGGTCCTGCGTTCGCAGACAAGCTCTTGCCGAGCTCTTGCAACGAAGGCAAGATGTCTTTGCGCAGCGTCTGCAGGAACCCGATAATGCCGGCAGTGTCACCACCGGCGATTGGCTGGAAGATCGCAAGGATGATGTCGCGTACCAGCAGGTTCACTTCGCGCATGACAGGTACTGCGTTGTCGAAGATCTCTTTGATTCGAGACTGGCCTGCCGCGGACTCTGTGAATGTACGCCAACGCTCGGCAAAGTTGCTGAACGTCGTGAAGAACGGCGCAGCGACGTCGCCACCGATCTTGAAGGTGTTCCAGATCGCAACGATCATGTCGCCGAACGCACGCACGATAAGCTCGGCGCGGTCGTACCACGTTGTCAGTGTCGCTGTTAGTGAGCCTGAAGCGGCTCCTGCGTTCGTCACGTCTGAGAACTTCTGTGCGACGTTAGCGACAGAGTCAGCGAGACGCTGAGCAAGAGGCTGCGCGGCGCTGAGGAACGGCAGCAAGCCGTTGATGACCAGCGCTACGACACGGCTCAGTGTGTTCCAAATGCCGACAGACCCGTTCAGGATGTTGTTCAAGTATCCCTGGTTAGAAGTAGATGTCAGCGTCGCCGCGGCAAGCTTTGCGGTGTTGCCGGCGGCTTGACCGATGCGCACACCGAACTGCGAGAAAGCAGGCACTAGCACCGTAGTCGTACGGAGAGCTTCAGTAAGCGCCGGTAGCAGCGTCAGCTGAGTAGCTGCACCGACTTTCTTCCACTCGGCAGTAAGGGTTGAAGCCGACTTCTTGAACTGCTCAAGCGCAGGAGTCTGCGTCTTGAGCGCAAGGATGATCGGCAAGATGCCAGCGGCAAGACCGGCGCCTGCGCCTGCGAACGCGGCACCAAGGCCACCAAGAGCTGTCGCCAAGTAGCCGATCTGCGCGACCAGGCCGATGATGTACGCGCCGATGATCTTGATCGCTCCGCCGATTGCAGGGACGGCCAAGACAGCGAGCGCTACAAGCGGTGGGACTTTGATCGACTTCAAGAACTTGCCGAGCGGGTTCTTCTTATCTGCGCCGTCGTTGAACGCTTGCGCGAATCGCCGGCCAAGGCCATCGCCACTGTCGCTGACGTCAGGGAACGCCTTGTCAAGGATACGTCGAAGTGACCCTCCTACACGTCGTCCGTCCCGGTCTTCCGTAGCTTCGAACCAGTCAGCAGGGCCGTTCGCTGCAAGCTGAGCAAGAGCGACTCGGCGCATGCCGTCAGCCCAACTCATACCGGACTTCTCGCCGGACTTGTCAATGTCCGGAAGAGCGCCGTCAACGGCGTCAGTCAGCCCTTGGCCGACGTCACCATCATCAACACCTTTGTTGACGCCGTCGACAAGAGCTTGGCCGGCCTCTTGGCCGGCGTTCACTGCTGCGTCAAGCGCACCAGAGTTGTCGATGCCTTCGGCTACCGCAGTTCCGACTCGGTCGCCGATGTCGCGGCCAGTGCCTTCAACATCGGCGTCCGCAGCGCCTTTGTCGAGGCCGTCTTTGATGTCGGACGCGAGCTTGTCCGTGACAGCTCGGATGATGACGTAAGCGCTACCGACGACTTCAGCAGCCATTGGTCGGCCTTACATCATGAACGGCCCGTCGCCGCCGGCACCTGGCGCTGCGCCGTACTTGCGCGCAATCGCTGGCAGCCCGGTCTCGGCTTCGAACTCGATGTCCTCGAAGATGTCCTCGACTGACTCCATCGCTTCGGCTTGCTCCTTGTAGAGCTTCGCCTGCTCCCGGAGCAGTGAAAAGCCGACGTCGTAGAGGAGACGTGGATGCAGGTCCCGCAGGTCGCGCCCGGTCTGAAGAGTGTAGAGCCCGGACACCCAGGCCCACTCTTTCAGTAGCCAGCTGTAGACAGCGACTGCGGTCCCGTAGGGCGCGCAGAGTACTGCTCCGAGACCCAGCCAGCCATCTCGCTGAGGATCTCGAGCGACACGCCGTTGTCGGGGTTGTCGACGAACTCACGGAAGCCTTCCCACTCACTCGGTTCGACAGCGGCTTGCAGGAGGCCGAAGACCGCTTTGGCCATCGACGCCGGGTCGCTCTCGCTTGCTTCTGACAGGAAGTCCAGCAGCATCGAGCCAGCGACGGCTCGCCTGCATTTGAACGTCGCAGACTCGCCTTCCGGTGACTCGAGCTCGATGACGATCGGGTCGTCGGATACATAGCCTTTGAACTTCTTCGTTGCCATTGTGCAGTGACCTTTCTGCGCCTGATGTGAGGGCCTGTCTTCGGCCGTATGAACGGCTCCGTGCGGCCGTGTACTGTCAGTCTGGTGGATACAGTACCCCAGAACCTCAGCCTGGCACAGCCTTCTTGAGGGCTCTTAGCATGAAGTCATTCGCGACTGTGCCGGGGTGGTTCACGCTCTTGGCGTACACTACTTTGCCGAGTTTCTTCCACGTGAACTTGAGGTACTCATGGCGCTTCGGCTTGATGATGTGAGGCACGGTGCCTTTGTGCACGAAGATTGCGTACGGCGGCACCGCAATGACACGCCCTTCAACTTCGTTGCCCCATTTGCCGAAGCCGAACGTGATGCCGGTAAGCGACAGCCGGCCGGTCGCGTAGTTGATCGACGTGCGGTTGCGCGGCGCGCGGCCTGGAGCAGGAGCTTCGAGTCGCGTCAGTGTCGCGGTCTTGATCGTCTTCTCTTTGATGTGACGGCCGACCATGCCCGGCTGCGAACGGAACGCGCGCTGCCAGCCTGCGACGTCAGGTACGAAGATGACTTCAGCCACAGCAGTTGCTCAGCCCGTAGCCTGCACCATCAGTGCACGGCATCGGCATCGTCAGCTGGAGAGAAGTGATCGCGATGCCACCTTCAATCGTCCAGCCGACAGACCACTCGGACTCGACGTACTCCTGGCCAACGGCTCGAAGAGACGCACCGTCTTCGTCGATCTGTTCCGACACAGAGCTGATGACTTCAAGGTTGTTCGTGCCGTCCGGGTTCGACTCGTTAGCGCAGTCACGCGCAAGAGTGACAATGACGGTGACACGGCCGCAGTCACAGTTCGGCAGCGCGGACTTGTCGAGTGACGTCACGGCGACAATGAGAGACTCGCAGTCGACTACCTGAGTGCCGACTTGCGCGAATGCTGTGGCCGGCGGGTTGTCGAGCGCACAGACGACCGTCTCGAGGATCGAGTTTGCAAGCTGGAACGGTGTCATGTCTCTCCTAGGTGCAGCACCGGCACACCGGCGCAGTGGTCACAAACTCAGTGTGCCGGTGCTGCGACTCAGCCGAGGCTCCATGCTTCTGCCTCGGCGACGAGGTGGGCGGGCTCTTCGTGCACGGCATTGGCGGCGTCGGCGAGCGGCAGCACGCCCTGCACCACGAGCAGCGTCGCCAGGGCGCCAGCAGCGTCAAGCGGCGGGTAGTCGCACGTCATGTCCCACTCTTCTTGCGTCATCGGACGTGAAGACACGACGGCGCCGTTCTCTTCGTACGTCACGGTGCGCGCTACCGGGTCATACTGCACCGCGCTGATGCAGTTGCCAGTGTAGTCGATTACTTCGTCGCGTCTCATCAGCTGACCCCCCACCACGGCTGGTACTGCCAGTTAGTGTTGAATGTGTACGACGGGTTAGTCGGGAACCCGGCGGCACACCCTGTAATAAGACACGCTCTTTGACGCTCTGGTGTGGTCGGTACAGGCCCGGCCGGAAGCCACCATGCTCCGGCGCTGTTGTTGGTGTAGCCAGACAGTCTGGCAGTTTGAGAAGCAGAAGTAGAAGCGACAAACAGCCACATGATCGGCCCGACCGTAGTGTACGGAGACGCAAGGCTCAAGTACTTGTAGCCAGTAGTGGCGCTACCAGTACCGACTGTGTACGCTGCGTCATACAGTGGCGCGCCGGTCGGGAGGCCTGAAGTATCGGAAGCGTACAGACCTACTCGGATGCTTTCACCAGCAGCGCCTAAAGTGGTCAAGTTGATCACTACAGAGTTGACGACTCGTCCTACGCCGACAGGCAGCGGCGTGCCGTACGCGTTGCCAGAAGTCGGGTTCGGTGCGAACGAGTTAGTCGAGGACACCGTAGTGCCAAGACCTAAGATCAACGAGCCCGATGTGACGAACGGTTGGATCATGCCGTGCTGGCCGACTCTTGCGGCGTCTACGGTCCCAGTAGTAATCTGAGAGCCGGCAAGAGCAAGTTCGTCCGAGCCGCCGTCTTGGTGACTTGCAGCATGTGCTGTCGGCGTGCGTGCATCGGACAGACGAGAGTCGTCGCCGGCAGCGACTGTACCTGCAGTCGTACCGACGTTCAGTGCTGCAGCTCCGCCAAGACCTGTAACTTGTGAGCTTGCGACTGTGACAGGGTCACTTCCTGCAGCACCGTGTGAAGCAGCGTGTGAAGTAGGTGTACGCGCGTCAGTCAGTCGAGAGTCAGTAGACGAGACGATGCCGCCGTGCGCCGTCGTCGTCAGGCCTTCGTGCGTCGTCAGGTTCGTCTGCACACTGGCCGCTGCACCAGCTGCGTCAAAGCTGCCGCGAGTGCCATCAGCCAGCGCGTACTGCACGTGGTCATCATCCGCCAGACCCGTGAGGCCTCCGTGGTCAGACACCGCAGTTCCGGCGCCTACACGCGCCATCGACCTGATGTCTTCGACGGCGACAAGCTTCGCGTGCGGAGTGTTCGAGTACGAAGTCGATGTCGCGTAGATCAGCTTGTAGAGCGGCCGGAACTCGAGAGATGGAAAGCCGCCAAGACTCAGGTTCTCCCACAGCGCGCTAGTAGCATGTGTCTCCGAAGTGTACTCAGCCTGTCCAAGGATAGCGAACACCGGGTAGTTCAGGTTGTTTGTCGCGACCAGCCACGAGATCCCGTACTTGTTGTTGCCAAGGTCAGGAGTCGTCCACGCGCCGCCGGAGTACAGGTTGTAAGCAACACGGCTCGTGCCTTGCTTCATCGGGAACTGTGTCGGCGCGTCAAGCACCCAGTCACCAGAGCCTGTCATGTACGCGACAGGGAACTCGCCGACGGGCGCGATGACTTGCTCCCACGTGTCAGGTGTAGGAGACAGCGAGTTCAAGATGTCGACTTGGATGTCTTCGTCGTAGAACGTCCCGTCGGTCAGACCGACTTGCGCATCAGCATCGGCAGAGCCAGTGCCAGCGACAGTGTAGTTCCCTAGCACAAAGCCGCTTGCAAGAGATGCGCCACGAGTGCGATGCAAGTACTCGTGGGTCTGCCAATCGAGCACCATGCCGTGTCGTTCGTCCGCGAAGTACTCTGCTTTGCCGGTGCTCGAGTTCCAGTAGACGTATGACGTCGGCACCTGGTTCTCAAGGTCGAAGAACGAAGTCTGGTACGTGTACGCGCCTGAAGCAAAGTAGATGTAGTAGAGGCCGGTCGTGTTTGGAACTGTCACGGTCTGAGCAGACGTGAAGTTGAACGCTACTCCGTCTTGGTAGACGTCGAACGACGCGGCAGCCGGCGCGATCGTGAATGTCCGAGACGTGTCGTCGAACGAGATGACAGAGTCGACTCGGTTCGGGTAGCCTGAAGGCTCGTGCGTGATGTTTGAAGTGCCGGTGCCACCGGCTGAGACTGCCTACTCAGGAGAGCCACCAGCGCCGATCGTCAGTACATCGGCGACAGAAGCCGCAGAGTAGTCCGGCAGGTCGAACATCGAGCCTGCCCGCTGCACAGTCAGCCACGAGCCGCCAGTGTAAGCCGCAAAGCCTACGACGTTACCTGACTCGATCGTGTACGACGTAAGAAAGCCGTTGATAAACTCGCCGGCCGGCGGCACTACATCTACGGCGGCAAGGCCCGCAACAATGAAGTACGCCTGCCCTGCGTACGCGTCAGCTGACGGCAACGTCAACGTGTCACCGCCGCCGCCTACGTACAGCACGTACCCAGGCTCTACACCATCGACCGTAAAGTCACTCGATGTGACAGCGAACTGGTCAGGTTGCGCACGTTGGAAGAGGCCACGAGTCCCGTCTGCAAGTGCGTATTGAGTGTGGTCGTCGTCGCCAAGTCCGGTCAGTCCGCCGTGGTCAGTGACACCGCCGCCGGTCTGGTCGACCCACTCGGTGTTGTAGTCAGTGCCGTCGATCTTCGCGAGCACTTGACCTGCGTCTCCGCCTACAGGTACACCGACTCCTGGGTCACCTTGTGGGCCCGGATCGCCTTGCGGCCCTGGGTCGCCCTGAGGTCCTGTGTCTCCGGGCGGCCCTGGGTCTCCGGGTGGTCCAGGGTCACCCTGCGGACCGGGGTCTCCTTGTGGCCCTTGTGGCCCTTGAGGGCCTGTTGCTCCAGGAGGTCCTGGGTCACCTTGAGGACCTTGCGGCCCGACGTTCGAAGTAGCGTTGACGACTTCGATAATGACAGGACAGTTTGTGACACTGATGCCGTTCTCTTCAATGACGGTGATCGTAACCATCAGAGCGTCCAGTGCTCGACGATGAACGGCCCACTCGCAAGCGGCACATCGTTCAGCGTGTCATTCCACTCCATTGCCCACCAGTAGCGACCGGGCGCAAGGTCAGCATCGTCTTTGTCGACGTAGATCCTGAACACGCCGTTCGCTGGGTCAACCAAAGAAGCGACGAACGCCTTGAGTACAGTGTCGTCTTTCTCAGACGTCGTCACTTTCGCAGTCACGGTGAAGCCAGTGATGTCGACAGGCGCGTTGTTCTGTGTCGCAGTCATCGTACGAGACCACGTGCAGTTCTCGCGGACGTTCCACCATACGTCAGCGCCGGTGTCATCGAAGCTCTTGCGCACGCTCATACGAACGGCTCCGCAGTGCAGTCCATAGGCGTAGACTTTAGCAGCGCTCCATGCAGAGGGTCACGCATCTTTAGACCGTTTGTACGGCGCTTGACGATCGACAGCCAGTGGTCGACGACGCTAATGCCGGTAAGGCCTTTAGTAAGGAAGTCTTGAGGGTCAAGGATCGTCCATGACATGCCCTGCCGAGACACGCTCGTGATGCGCTCTGGCAGCGCGCACGGCTTGCCTGCTTTTGCGCGCAAGTACTCTTCAGCAAGCTTCTTCGCAACTCGGTCACTGCCAGGGACCAGGGTCGAGGCTTGAGTGTACTCGACTACATACGTGTAGTTCCTGCAGTTGCAGTTGAAGCCCCATGGCAGCCACTCGCCGGGCATGAAGCCGTTCCACGAAGTGACGCTGTTCCTGATGTCGACCGTGTGGTCAGAGATGAGGCACGACGTGTCAGTCACTGCTTCTTCAACGGTGCCGCAGTCATGCGTCTTGAAGATGTTGATGACGGCCTCTACCGGCCCGTGGTAGAGGTCGATCATGTAGCCTGCAGGCACGCGGTACTCGTCGCGCCAGCACCTTGGCCCATGAAGCATTCCGTCAGTCAGTTCGCTCAAGATGAACGTCGACTCACGCAGCACTGCGATGGCGTCTTCAACATCGACGCCATGCTCAATCGCAAAGTCGTTGTAGTCGTACCAGACTTCGTCGCCGAAAGACTCTGGCGGCTGCACGATGTTCGGATCAGGCATCGTCATCACCTTCATCTTCATCTTCGAACGAGTCTACAAGAGCTCGTAGTTCGAGCATCGCGATCCTGCGGTGGACCGGCGGCGTTGTGCCGTTCGGACCGAGGTGGTACTTGACTAGCTTCCCGGTCTCAGAGTCGTTGATCAGGCTGCGCACCCAGCTACCGAAAGGCACACTGACTAGTGTCTTCCACAGCCACTTGAACGGCTTGCGTGTGAAGATCAGTGTGGCGGTAGTGACGATAATGCCGATAGCGCCAAGCCACGCGGCAACTTCGGTCAGGATGGTAGGAACTGCAGCAGTCATCGGTCATCGTGTAGCGCGTGTGCCTCCGCCCGTTGCCGGACGGAGGCACTTGCTCAGGCTCAGGGAGCCGGGATGACCGGCGAGATGACGTCTGCGGCGTCCCAGTCGGTAGCAGCGCCGACCCAGTAGAACCCGGGGTCGGGCAGCGGGTCACACGCACGCACGTAGCTGAACGGGTTCGCCAGTGCAGACTTGTAGACGACCCAGTCCTCGGAGTCAGCGCCGGGGAAGGCCTCTTCTGAGAGGACCGCGGAGTAGTAAAGGCCGCCGGTGGTCAGTGCGTCGTTGCCAAGACCCTGACCCTCGAACTCGTTGGAGAGTGCCGAGTTGCCGAACTCGCGGTCGCCTGTGTACCGGACCTTGACGTACGGGAACACCCAGTGCCAGTACGGCTGGCCAGCGGCAGGCTTGCCGCCGACGTTCGCGGTCGACCAGATCTCGACCGCTACCGGGTTGTTCGCAGCCGCGCCTACGGCCGGGCTCGAGTAGCCAGCGATCGTGCCGGCCTCGCCGGCACACAGCGCTTCATCGCCTTCAAGCAGCAGACCGCCGGCAATCACAGCCGCAGCCTCGGGGTCTGGCGAGCAGACGCTGAGGTTGAAGTTGAGTCGCTTGAGCGTGTCGTCAGCCTTGTAGGAGATGCAGACTGCGCCGTTGGCAGCCTTCTCGGTGATCTCGTCGCCGTCCTCGTACTCGATGGAGAACGATGCGGAGATGAAGCCCGTGGTCACGTAGACCGGTTTGGTCGTGTCGACCTCGCCGGTCGAGGTGAGCGGGGTTACCCGCATCAGTCGCCCGAGTACTGATGATGCACCGTCGCGTGCAGCCATGTCGTGTCCTTTCTTCTGCTTGTGCGGGTAGGCCGAAGCCTACCCGCATCAGCAGAGGTTCAGTTGGGTCAGTCGGCCTCGACGATGGTGCCCGCGGAGGTGTCGACCGGAGTGGCCGTGCCGCCGAGGACGTTGATCGCCGTGGTGCCGCGGATGGCCCAGCCGTTGGTGGACGGACCCATGTAGGCGACGGCCTCGAAGGTCTCCGAGAACTCGCAGTACTTGTTCTGGAGGACGTCATCCTTGGACCGGACTACGCCGAGGTCGAGCGAGCCGCCGTCCAGCCGGACGAAGGTGCCGGTCGGGAAGAGCAGCCACTCGGCCAGCTGCGGGAATCCCAGCGGCGAGTCGAAGGCGGTCGTGGCCGAGGTGGTGGCGTCATCGTCACCGGAACCTGCAGGCAGGTCATCGATGTACCAGATCGGCTGGATGTTCAGGTCCGAGAGGTACCCGGCGATCTCGCCGTAGCTCACCGACAGGGTGTTGTCGCCCGGAGCCTGGACAGCCAGGTCAGCCGCGATGGCCTCGTTCAGCCACGACGGAGCCACAAGCTGCAGCGGCTGGGTCGGGGCCAGACGGTTGGTCCAGCGGAACTGGGAGGCGACGACCCGCAGCGAGGTCAGGAAGTCGCGAGCGGCGCCGAGCGTGATGTCCGGCGTGCCGACGATGGAACCGGCGGCAGTGCCGCTGGACAGCGTGCCCCACATGTTGCGCAGGAGGTACTGCTCCGCCCAGCGAGCCTGAGCGACCATGGTCAGCTCGGTGTTGGCTCGGATCCACTCGGGGAAGGCCCGGGTGCTGAGGTTGTCGAAGCAGAGGCACATCGTGAGGGCCTCAAGGACGGCAGTGTCCTCGGTGCCGCACTCGATGGTGTAGCACGGCTTGTCGGTGACACCGTCCCAGACGGCGAAGGTGTCGTCGTTGTTCAGCGACACGCCACCGAGCGAGGGCGGGGTCATCCAGGTGATGCCGCCACGGTCCGCGTTGAAGGACGGAAGGGCGTCACGGATGGGCCGGTTGGTGGTACCGATGGTCGGCACGTCGTAGACCGGAGCCTTGGGCGCACACCAGCCGGCGGCGGTGAGGGCCTCGGCGGTCAGCTGCTCGGGGTCCGAGATCAGCTGCCGGATCTTCCGGCTGTTGCCGTCGGCGTCACCGGGCCGCAGGGTGCGGTCCTCGGGGATCTCCGACTCGTGGCGGATGCTGGCGACGAGGACGTGCTCGCCGTCACCACCGATGCCACGCATCGAGTTGACCTTGGCGGTCAGAGCGTCGACGACCTGATCCATGTCGGACAGCTCGGCACCGGCGGTGAAACCGGGTACGTCGCCGCCAACGCGGATGACGGGCGCCGCGGCCTGCACAGCCTCGGGCTTGTTCTCTTCTGGTACTTCGTCGGCGGTGAGGTCAGACACCTCGTCCTCCTGGGTGGGCTCGGCCTCATCGGCCTCGGTCTCGGTCTGGGTTGCCTCGGCGTCAGCCTCAGCAGTGGTCTCGGTCTCAGTCTCGACCTCGGCGGACGCGGCGACGGCAGCTTCCTCGGGCATGGCTTCGGCTTCGCCGCCGCCACCCTTGCGCTTCTCCATCTCGGCCCGTACCTGGTCCAGTGCGTCGGCCATGCCCTGCATCGACTCGACTTCGCCGTTCGAGTCAGCGGCGTCGAATGCCTCGACGAGCTCTGCCTCGAGACCGTCAAGGTCTTCGTCACTCAGGTCAGCCAACTGAGACAGCCGTTCGGCAAACTGCTCCACGGTGATACCTCTCTGTTGTTCGGTTATGAAGTCTGTCCTGGTGCGAGGTACCCTTGCGAGTCGCTCTGTATGGAACTGTAACAGCCTACTTTCCGCAGGCGTGACATGTCTTAGTCCCGTTGGATAACGCTGACGTTGTTCGGGTCACTGTTCACGTGCACAGTCACCAGGCCGAGCACAGCGCTCATGCCGGCGGCAAGTGCGCCGAAGCCAGCGGCCCGCATCGTCGTCCAGTCAGTGATACCGGCCGCGGCAGACGTCATCTGTGCCCCGACAGTGGCGATGAACGTGCGGACGCAGCGTTCGAAGATGTCAAGCAGTTGTGCTTTCGTAGGCATGGCTACTCCTTGCAGTCGATGGCATTGCGCCAGCTAAGGCCGTCCGCGGTCAAGTAGGCGACAGCCTGCTGGGGCGGTTCGACGGGGAAGTTGCACTCGGCCGAGAACGCCGAGTAGCCGACGACGCTGCCGTTCACGGTGAACTGCGGTCCCATCGTCAGCTGGTGCCAGTGGCCGAGGAACAGGTGCTCGAACGGGCGGCCGAGGCCCGCCTGGCGCTGCTGCTTGCGGGCGGTCAGGCGCATGATCGGGGGCCAGACGCCGCCGATCCCGCCGCCGCCACGGGCCTGGTCGCCGTGGGTCAGCAGGTAGCGCCGGCCGAACACCTCGAACTCGGCGTCGCTGGCCTCGTCGATCGACCAGGTGATGCGGGCGTCGTCGGCGGTCAGTCGGGCGACGAGGTGCGCCAGGTGCCAGTCGAGGTTGTCGCGGGCCTTGAGGTGCGACCGCTTCTTCAGGGTCATGCGGCCGTGGTTGCCGACCACGACAGGGACGTGGACGGCGTCGTACGCGTCAGCAAGCAGCAACAGGCTTGCAGCCAGCTGCTCCGACCAGTAGAGCAAAGACCCGAACATCGTGTCGGCGGCGTCCTGCAGGTGGGCCACGTCGATGGGGCCGGTCATCATGTCGCCGCCCCACAGGACGACGACGCCCTTGACGTCGGCGGTTGGGCCGACTTTAGGCAGCTCGGCGAGGCGGTGCGCCCAACACTTGAGGCGCTCGGTGGCGACGGTGCGGTCGTAGGCGTTGACGCCGGCAACGTCCTCGGCCCGTACAATCTCGTCGAAGTGGCAGTCGGACAGCATTGCGACGACGACGGCCTCGCCGGTCTTCGGCTTCTTTCGAAGCATCCACTTTGGCGGCTGCGGCTCGAGACGGTCGATGCCTTCAAGGACTGCCAGCCTACTGAGCGCTTCATCAAGAGCGTCTTCAGTCGACTTCAGACGTGACTTTAGACGCTCGACTTCACGGCGCTTTGAAGCGCTACTGAACTCGTCAAGAGTTTCGCCATCCACGCTTCTGCCTCATGTTCCGACGCCAGTTGTCGATCTTCTGGACCGTCGCGCCTTCGTAGCCTAAAGACTCGAGCCAGTTGCACACAGTGGCAGCTGAAGCGTCTGCGACGATGATCTGCTCGCGGATCTCCTCCGGCAGCCCGTCACACCAGCTCTTTACGCCGGGGCGCATCGAGTTCTCTTTGGCGAACTCTTCAAGTGACGGCGGCTTCTCTTTGCCGCCGCTCATCAACGGCCCTTATGCACGCGCTTGCGCAGCTCGGCGGCTTTGTCTTCGGCACCGGACGCAGTCACGCCGTGGACGCGCGCACGCAGCTCGCTGATGTCAGGCTTGGTGTTGCCGCCAGCCGCTGCTACGATCGCATCGTCTAGCACGCTGCGCTGCACAAGTGCGGCACCTGCAAGCTGAGACTCGAGCCGAGCAAGCCGGCTGTGCATCGCGGCAAGGATCGGAGTGGTGTCGGTCATCTTGCTCTCCTTGCGGACATTACGACGTGAAGCACGCGCAGGGCGCTCATCGCGCTCGGGCCTGCGTGTGGCCTGCTTGCGCCGCATCGACAGCTCTACAAGAGGCTCTACACCGGCAGCAACCAGGGCTACGGGTGTTCCTGCAGCTACGCGCGCACGCGGAATCGGGAACCCTGGCACATTCACTGCACAGACCGCGACAAGCTCAAGGTTGCCGTTGATCGGGCGCCAGTCGCCCGACACGGCGGATGCACGGATCTCTCGAAGCTGCTCGTCCGAGACGTTCGGTCGAAGTGCGCCGGCTACGACGATGCCGAACTTGTCTTCGAACGCGGCGACGTCCATGACGGCAGACCGCGTGTTGTCATAGTGAGCGACTGCGTCTGCGACAGTGGCGTCTAGCGGCGCATGCCCGCCTGACAGCGTGATCTGCCCGACGTCGATCATGTCACCGTCGGCAGTCTCAAGCTGACCGGTCTGGAAGAAGGCGTACCGGCTGCGAGACTTCGGCGGCTTGATGCTGCCGGCCATGCCGATGTGCGACTGCTGCCACGAAGCGATGTGGCCGTAGACTCGACCATCTTTGTCGATCGTCAGAGGCGTCAGGTGCGGCAGCCGCGGCTTTGTGAACCAGTCAGTCGGCGGCTTGACCGGGAACGCCCCAGCAACCATCGCGCCTTTGCGCTGCCGGACCATCCCTGTGTAGCCGACGGCGTCAAGGGAGCCTGAGTACACTCCATCGCTGATCATGCTGTCCACGGTACCTCCAAGTGTATGTGAGAAGCTGCCTTGTGGAGCTTACTCGCCGATCTTCTTCTTCGAAGCCAGGTTGGTAAGCAGAGCTGCTTTCTCGTTCGTCGACAAGACTTCAGCAGCCGGCGCTTTGCCTCGCTTAGCACTTGGCTTCTTTGCAGGAGCTTTCTTTGCAGCCTTCTTCTTAGCCGCAGGCTTCTTTGCGGCTTTCTTTGCAGGAGCTTTCTTCTTTGCTTTAGCTGCTTTCAAGCGCTCTGCTTGCGCCTTACGAGCTTCTGACGCAGCGACCGCAATCTCGCGCTCTGCTTCACGCTGCATCTCTTTGTTGATCTTGAGGATCTCGTCGCCGAGCGCGTACTCGTCAGCCTGCTTGGTCAGCGCGTCTACTTTTGCGCGCGCTTCTTCCATCTTCTCGGTGTCGAACCGTTGCGAGTGGTACGCCAGCTCGCGCTGCGCTTTCATGATGTCTTTCTGCAGCGTGCGTCGCATCTCTGCCCGCTTGACTTTGAGCTCACGCTGGTCCGCCAGCGCGATGTCAAGAGCGGTCTGTGCGGCGACTCGTTGCTCGCGAGTAAGCTTCGGGTCTTTGAGCTGGTCGCGCCGCTTCTTTACTTCGGTCTCACCGACGACGTCAAGGAAGTGGTCGATGTTCGCACGCTTACGAGCATCAGCGCCTTTGACGGCTGACTCGTACTCTGACATGCTTTTCTTGCGACGAGCTTCTGCGCTCTTCAGACCGGCTTGTCGCCGCTGCTCGATCTCTGCGTCAGTCAGCTTGTCAGGCGCGCTGCGCTTCGGGTCAGGTGCGGGCGCGGCTGCGGTCACTGCGCGCGCTTCAGCGAATGACTTGCCGGCGTCACCGCCCCACAGTGCCCACGCAATGCGGCCGTTTGACGGGTAGCCGTCTTCGCCGGGGCTCCAGCCTTTGCCTTTCTTGTCGACTTCGTGCCGAGCAAAGTACGAGCGCATCCGTGCGACAGTGCGAGGCGAAAGCTCTTTGCGGTTCGAGATGTCACGCGCCCGCGCGACACCGACGGCCGTGCCGCCGCGGCCAAACTCTCGGCGCCATGCAAGGCCGCGCTTCGCTTCTGCGACCATTGCGTCAGTCGGCTTGAAGCTTCGTTCACTCATCGCTGCAGCTGCTTGGCAATCGCGCGCGCTTTCACAGCAGGGTTCGGAACCTTGCTGTGCCCACGGCCGGCCCATGTCCCTGTGGCGCGCCCGTGCATAAGCTGGCAGTAGCCTTTCGCGCGCGGACCGAGGTACTTGCTGAGATGCTTGTAGCATCGCGTCCACGCGCCTTTGGTGCCCCAGCGGATCTTCGCGGCGCCTTTGCCGTGCAGCCAGTATTGACGAAGACGCTCTGCGCCTGCGGCTTTGTTCGCGGCGCTCTTGGCCGGGCTCTTCGCTGCAAGTAGCGCGAACATCACTGCGGCTTCATCGTCCGCCGCCTGTGCGGCCGCAAGTAGTGAAGAAGCTGAAGCGGTCGTGCTCTTGCTCTTGCCGTCGAAAGGCTGGCCGGCCGTAGACTGGTCGACTTGCATCGTGACTTTTGCAAGGAGCTCGTCAGCGACCTTGACAAGTGGCGGAGGCTTTACCGACTTCAGAGCGTTCAGCCAGCGAGCGTCTTCCTGCCAGCCGCCGTCATGCCGGCGCCAGACTTTCGGTCCTGGCGCTACAGCAATCAGGTCAAGTACTGCGTTCTTGTCAAGCTCGTCTACGACTGCGACTGTCTGCGCGTTGGCAGGAAGCCCGTCTGTCGGTGAGCCTGCTGCAGCTACTACTGCAGGAGAGATCTCGTCGGTGTCGGCGTCGATCCACGCTGCAGGAATGACAGGCCTAAGGTAGACGCGGTCGATGCCTTCGTTGAACGCCCGCGCTACGAACGCCGTCTCGTCCGCGTCAAGCTCCATCCGCTCGTCGCTCCCGGCTTCATCGACCCAGCCGGTATGAGTGTAGACGCCGCCGTCGTAGTCGAGTCCGGTCACGTACTCGAAGCCGTACTCGTCGACTTCAACGACGCCGTGTGGAAGCACAGTGTCGTCACTCAACGACGCAAGGATCGCGTCTCGCTCGCTCCTGTACGTCTTGCGCGCCCACACAGCGAAGTTGCTCTCACCGTGGCTCAGTACTTCGAGCTCATCGACAGTGTACGAGCCACCACCGAGTACGGCAGGAGCAGGGAATGTGCGCGGAGCTTTTACCATGGGAACTCGACCTCCAGACCTAGAGCAGCAGCACGTTTCTCTACGTACCAGCGCATACCCGGCGAGTCTGTAGCTGCAACAATAGCCTGTTGCAGGTCATATTCAGTGTCAATCGTGAGCGGGATCTCAATGGCGCTCGCGGCCATCGGTGTCGGGTCTTGACGTGCCGCCTGCCGCGTCGGCTCAGGGACCTCTGTGCTGGTCTCGTTCAGCTCTACAGGGATCACGGTCCCGGGGACTTGCGCACCGATCATGTCGGCGGCGTCGTACACTTGGATCGCGTTCTCGTGGACGTCGATCATGTACGTCGAGTCGAACAGTTCCGGCTCAGTGAACGGGTGCCAGATGCCGTCGTAGCGGACGAACAAGCCGGCGTCAGTAGCCAGCAGCAGCGTCAGCACCATGTTGTCGTCTTCGTCGATGACTGCTTGCAGTTCCATGTTCTCAGTTCCGATCTGGCCGGTAGCGAGGGCGGCTAGTACTTGCACTGGCAGGTCGAACCCGAAAGCTCCTGCAAGTGCGGCGTCCGACGGCCTGATTGCGCGCGCGGTAAAGATTGACCCGCTTACACCGCGCCACACTACCATGTCGCGGTCGTTGTACATGATCTCTTGCGTCGGGTAGTAGTGGACTTCTTCAGGGTAGACGACTTCAGCTTCAGTGATGCCGTCGTCGCCTTCTACGAGCTGCATCGACACGCCAAGCCTGACTTCTTTGCCTTCAGCTCCGCCGTCGCGCTCGAGAGCGAAAGGCGAGATCTTCAGCTTGTTCATACTGCACCTCCGGCAGCAGCAGCTTCAGCGCCGGCCGCGGCTTCAGTCGCATCGCCGAGGCCAAGAAGGTCTTCCACTGTCACTACGACATCAAGGTCGGCACCGAGTGAAGTAAACTTGTCATCGGCCTTCGCGGCTGGCACGATGATCTCTTCAATCGGCCGTCCGCCGATGCTTGTGACACCGCGCTCTTTCAACGCTGTGAGCAGCTTGTCTCGGTCTGCACCTGCAAGCAGGATGTAGCCGATCTGCGTAGCGTCAAACTTGCGCTTGATCATGTACTCGTTGTTGCTGGCAGTAGGAGTAGCTACGGCCATCCTGTTCTGCTCGCTTCGGCGGCCCCAGGCGTCACCGTTGTTGAAGTAGCCGTCCAGGGTCCGGTTCACCGCTATCGGCGACAGCACGATACTTCCGCCGAGGGTCGTGCTGGTACGCCCACGTATGTACACGCGGTCGCCAGAACCGATACTTGCGTCTGCACTTGTCGACCATCCGCTAGTAGCGATGCCGATCGACCAGCGCTCATCTGCGCCGAAGAGTCCAGTAGAAGTCATCCCACCAAGGATCTCGGTCAACTGTTGCACTCCACCGCTAAGCGAATGAGTAAAGAAGCGAGTGCCTTGCTTCTTTGTCACAGCTTCTGCAACGCGCCTGCTGATGACAGGGAACACGCGGCCGTCTTCCATGACGACGTACTCGATGTCTTTCAGCGTGATGCGGTCATCGCCGCTGAGCCCGATGCGTGAAGACGCTTTCGCCAGTGCGTCTTTTACCGTAGCGTCATCTTCAGAGATGACGTCGATCTTCTCGTCGAGCTTTTCTCTGTGGCTGAACGTCGCGCTGAACTGCTTGTTGAACTTGTTGATCGCGAGCCGTGCCAGCTGCTCTGCGTCTGGCGGCACTTGTGACTCTGGCGGGATTCCAACGGCCTCAAGAGCTTGTGACATGGCTGACGCGAAGACCTCGGTGTCAAGGCCTTCACCTTCCTGGTAGTACTGCTCAAGCGGCACACGGATGCGCACATCACGCGCCATTGAGTTGCGCCGCGGCGAAGACTCAGAGGTTGTGCCGTGCTTTGAAGCTACCCCGCTGAACTTGACTACCGTTCCATCAGGAAGTGTCCGACGCACAGTGACACCCTGCCCGGAAAGTGAAAGGTTAGAACCGGCTTCTGTCGAAGGGCTCAAGTGCGCTACGCCGTTCTCATCAACGTGAATGCCGCTAGGGTACGCAGATCCAATCGCGTTGGCTACTTGCTCCCACCCTGCGAGGCTTGCACCTTCACTGAGTGACCACGAACCCGAAGATGTCGAGATGACAAGGTCAGGGTCCCACTCAATCACCGCAATGCTTGCACCGTCGCGCTGCTCAAGGTCGATGTACGCGTACTCTCCGGTGTGAAGCAGCACCTGCGCTCGGTACACCGGGAAACTGCCGCGTGTAGAAGTACCGACAAGCACCGGCGCGCTTGTGATTCGTGCGTTGGCGACGTCCGAGTTAGAGCTCGGGCGCAGCACACCGTACTCTTGCGAGTATGAGACTGAGATGTAGTCGCCTTCTACAAGCTCGCTCGGGTACACAAGTCCTTGCATCGACCAGCCACCGAGTTGGGTAGAGCTAGACGTGAACATCTGGTCAGCGAGAGCTTCAGACGCTTCTTCCTGCAGGTGGAACCGAGCTTCTACGTACTTTGTGCCGTCGGTACCTTGCACGACTTGGAACCGTACAAGGGTGTCTTCAACTAGGCGCTCGTCCATCAAAGCGTACCGTACACCGCCGTTCGCTTTCGGGTCTTCGGTGTTCATGATGACAGCCTCTGCTGCCTCGACGACGGACAAGACCTTAGAGTTGCCTTCCATGCCGGCAGGCTTTGAAGTCAGGTCGCCTTTGCCGCCAGTGATAGCCGGTGCACCGCCGGCGACAGTCTTCTTCTTCTTGCTCTTGACTTTCGGCGGCTCTGGGAACGTGCCACGTGGCACATCTGCGCCGTCAAGGCCGCCCGTGAACGGGACTAGCTCTTCAACTTTGCCGCCTTCGACGACGATCTTTGGCGCTAGCTCTTGCTTCTTCTTCGCAATGACTTCTACAGCGTCGATAGCGTTGCCGGCCGGCTCGACCGCAAGGATCGGGCTCACTTTCTCACTCGAAGGCTGGAATACGATCTGCACGCCGTTGTCATCGTCAGTAGAGACAAGCACTCCAAGTTTCTGGATGTTGCCGCCTACGTACGTGCCTTTGAAGAAGTCTTCTGCTCTGCCGGAAGACATCCACTTAGGCTCGTTGCTCCATCCGACGCCGCTGCGCCAGACTCTGCCGTCAGGAGTCACAGCGATGACGTATGTCTGCCCGCGCTTGCTCTTCGTGCCGACTTCAGTTACGTAGTAGATTGAAGACCCGTTCGGTACCGAGCTCAGTTCTAGCGTCTTGCCGTTGAAGACGAATGTGATGTTGTCGATCTGGCCGTAGTCGCCGTTGTACGAAGCGACGTCAAGTGTCAGCATGTCGACACTGCGGCTCTTGAGCTTCTCTGGCTCTTCAGGGTCGTAGACCAGCACCGCGTTCTTGTTCGGCTGCCTCTTTGCGATGATAAGACGCGTGCCAGACCTGTCAACGACAGGCAGTCCGACCTCTGGGATGTAGCCGTCGAACGTCAAGACACCGCCGTGCTCTACATAAGCAGCAATCTTGTCCGGCGCTTGCAAGACTTCTACGCCGGCGAGCTGCAAGTCCGGCTCTACCTTGCCGCTCTTGAGAGTTGCAGCCGTTGCAGCTACTGCCGGGATGTCGCCGCCGCCGGGCGCCTCGATCACCTTTGTGACTTTGATCGACCGCCACATGACCTTGCCGGTCTTTTCGTCTTTGACTTTGATGTAGCCGGCGTCGTTGATCGCAGTGATGTAGCCGACAATGACCTTGCCAGACTTGCCGGACTCGACCTTCATTCCGATGACAGGTTGATTACCATCAGCAGTCACGTACTTCTCTGGCGTCTTTGCCATTGCTTCAATGACTGCCTCAGGCAGGTCGCCGACCGGCACATCGACTTTGACGACAGGCTCTGTCGGTCCGCTGATGTCTACAAGTGCCGCAGTGTCGACGATGTCCATTCGGCCGTCGTCAAACTTGACGAACACATAGTCGTTACGAGACGGGTGCACGCTGCCGACGATGACACCTTCAGCGCCATCAATCGCGTACCGGACTTTCATACCTGTCTCGACTTTTGAGCCGTCAGCAAGCTTGCCGGTCTTCCAGACGATCGCGGCTTTCTTGGCTTTCGCTTTCGCGCTCTTCTCTGCGACTTCGTGAGCTTGCGCCGGCGGGATGACGATGTAAGGCTGGACCGCAGCGCGAATCTTGCTTGCGTAGCCTTCTACTTTGATCGGCTGTCCAGTTGCAGTGAACCTAGGGTCCAGTGTCACACTACGGCCATCGTAGTAGTCTTTCTGCCACGTGCCGACCTGCATGCCGTCAACTACGACAGTCCCGTCTTTCTTCAGCGTCGGCGGCCCACTAGGAACTCCAGGAGGCGCGATTCGGATGATCCGAGCACTTTCAGCGCTGTAGCGCTTCAAGCCGTCAGAGCCTTCAATAGCCGTCGCAAAGTCTGTGAACTCTAGCGTGCTAGAGTAGCCGGCGTTTGCCTCGGCCGAGATAGCCCTGCCAGTGACAGTCTCTACTTCAAACTTAGTGAACACGACGACGCCGTCGATCTCTTCTGTCTCTACCGCCGTCACGCGCACTGGCATTCTTGCGTAGTTTGACCGACGAGATGTCGGGTTGAGGACTACCCACATGCCGGGCTTGATCTGCGTTCCGTCAAGGACGCCGATGAACGACACTCCACTGGCTTCCGGCGTAAAGTCTACTGCGTCAGGAGAGCCTTGAAGAGGGTCTTGTGGCCGCGGAAGACTCGCTTTCTCTCCTGCAAGTCGAACTGCCTCTGGCACTTCGCCGGTGCCGAACACTTCTTTCTCAGTGACCGTCGAAGGCTGCTTCGTCATAGCGAGAGTGAGTGCCGAGTCAAGCGCGGCTTCAGCGTCTTGAATCAGTTTGACGCGTTCTTTCTTAGCACGCCTGAGTGCTAACGGTTGAGGAGATGTGTCTGCAGTGACTTCTAGTACGCGCGGAAGAACGTCTGGTGCAGACCGAGACAAGTCGATGTCTTCAATGTCGATGACAAAGTCGCCTTCCCAAGTGACCTCGGTCTTAGTCCCTTTCCCGGTCTTGACAAGTTTGACACCTTTAGGAAGATCGACGTAGCTCTTATGCGTGTCGTCGCTGCCGCCGAACAGCTGAGTAGCAGACGTGCTTCCTTCTTGCGCCTCCCAAAGCCTTCTAGCCGTCGTGTTGCCGAGGTCTACAAGTCGCAGTCTGCCATCTTCAGTCACTTCCCAGACATCTTCGGTGCTTGACCACTTCGTACGCGGTTGAATGCGCACGCGCGAGCCAGGCGGAAGAGACTTGACAGCTTTGAGGTCACCGAAACTGTCTTTGCCGCCGTCCTGCGTGAACAGCTCATACGGCTTGAGAGTCGAGTAGTAGCTCTGTTTGCTGGACGAGTACAGTACTTTCGGCACCGCTCGAGAGTCAGGCAGCGCAACTACAAGACTGCGGCTGCTGTGTGGGTTGCTGAACCCGCCGCTGTACGTCGAGTAGTAAGAGTAGGTGCCTTCAAGCAAGAAGTCCCACGCGTGGAACGTCACACCGCCAAGGCTTGACTCTCCGTAGACCCACACCGAGTCGCCACCGTCAGGAGTGCCGTCTTCTTTCAAGTTCAGTGGCCGGCGCCAAGTGTTGCTAGTAGGTTGGAACCTGCTCGCCAGCGCGCCGTCTGGACTGCCGTACCCGCGCAAGAACTCATTGACAGCCGCTTGCCGTGCATCGGCGACCAGCAAGTCAAGCAGCTCTTTCTCTTCTTCATCCGGGTCGAGCAAGAGACCTAAAGTTGCGGTAGCTACAAAAGACTCGTGGTCATGGACTTTGTCCATCCCAACTGCTTGCGCGCTGAGGAACGTGCTGCGCGGAATGTCGACGACTTCATCAGTGACAAGGTCCCGCATCCTGACAGTCGGAGAAGCCAGGACATCTTTGACAAGAGGCTCTGCCAGCTCGCCGGGCCCCATGACTTCGAACAGATGCCCTCCGACAAGGACCATCCTGCCGACAAACTCCGGCTTGACGCCGGTCTCAGGATCGAGCATCTCGTCAACACTCATCATGTTGTCGCGCGAGACTACTTCTGCGACAGACTTGCCTTCGAACTGCTGCAAGCCCATGATGCCGTCAGACAGCGCCTTTGTCGCTTGCTCGAGCCACTCTTCAGTGTCTTTGTCGCCCCGGTACCAGACGCCGTTCTTCTCATCCCACAGCCACTGCAGCGCCGCGTCTTCAGTCGCGATCTTGACTTTCTCGTCGGTGTCAAGGTCAGCAGTCTCTGTCGGATTGTCCGCGACGACTGCAGGCACTAGCGGGTCTGTACCCGCCGCCTTGAGCTCTTTTGCTTTCTTCTCAGCTTCAGCGACTTTCTCAAGCAGGTTGCGGCGCTCAAGCTCTACTGTGAGCATCTGGCCGAAGTCAGCTTCTTTGCCTTCACTCACTGCGTAGTTGACCAGCGTCGTCGCGGCTTCAAGCAAGTACTCGTCGCTGAAGTTCTCAAGACCCGTCTTGTCGACGTTAGTGAAGTCAGGGCTGTAAGGGTCTTGGCCGTCGAGCACGTTGTCGATGATGTATGCGCGCCGCGCGATCAGTGTCAGCGCCAGGCTCTCGTCGAGACCGTGAGCTTCAACATACTCTTTGATGGTGTCAGGATGGATCCCAGCGACTTTGCGCGCGCCTGCTTGCAACTCTTCCGTAGTGATGCCGCCGAACACTCGTGCAGACTGCGCGTTGACGCTCTTGTCGCGAAGCGTCTCGAGCTCGGTGACTTCGCCGCTGAAGGCCTTGCCTTTCGGCGAGCCTTGAGCGCGGTAAAGCAGCGAGCCACCGGAGTCGATGCGCGTCGCGACACCGTCGACTACGACGATGTTGTCGTACGTAAGGCCGGCGACGTCCCAGTTTGCCAGCCACGCGTCTACGACAAAGTTCTCGCGGATCTCGGCGACGATGTCCGGGTCTGCGTTCGGGCCGTCTAGTACATCGCTAAGAGACTGGAACGTGTCACCGGTCAGGAACACGGACCCGATCGTGCGTGGGTCAGTGCCGAAGTGCACTTCAGGTCGCGGGACACCGGCCAGCTCGTACAGCCGGTTCGCCAGTACTTCGTTCTTTACGTGGTCAGGCGTCTTGAGCTTCTTGACGTAGACGTCTGCGCCCTTTGCCGGCGCTGACTCTACTGCGTTGCGCAGAACCCCGGCAGCACGCGCGATGGCGTGGAACGGACCAAGGTCAGTGACAGTGCTAGCCGCCGAGTACACGGCTTCAGGATAAAGGAACCGGACTTTGTACTTGCGCGCAGAGACACCGCGCTCGGTCTGCATCTTTGCAAGCGCGGCTTTCATCTCTGGACTGCCGAACGACCCGAAGCTCTCGCCGGTCAGTACATCGACTACTTGAAAGTCGTTGAAAGACGACGAGTAGCTGTCAGTATCGCGCACAACCATCAGCACTCGGTGCGTAAGATTCTTAGGGTCCGGTCCACTACCGCCCACTGGGATGATGATAAAGCCGCCGTGCTCTGGCAGTTTGTTCATCTTCGCGATCGAAGTCAAAGACTGGTACTCTTTGAAGTCTCGAAGACCGCGCCGAGTGCCAGGAATCACAGTCGCCGGGTACTGCGAACCGCCCCAGTTACTTGGAGCCGGGAACACCGAGTCGGTGCCGTCGAACAGCTCGCTGCCTGTGATCAGCAGCGTCGACTCTTGCGGCGCAAGAAGCCCGAACTTGCCGCCGGGGTTCGACCCACCTTGGGGACCCGTGACTTCCCAACTGTCGCTCGACGCACCGAGGTCCGGCAGGTCAAGACGCGCTTTCGGCTTTGGCAGCGAGTACAGTTTCTTCGACGCGTCGAAGTTCGAGAAGAAGTGAGCGGTTCCGTTTACTGTGTCGCGGACGCGCAGCACACCTTCATCATCAATGTCTTCGACGAAGCCGCGTACCCACTTGCCGTCAAGCAGGAACCTGACCCATCCGAACTTCTCGATGAACTTGCCGTCAGGCCCGCGCGGATGCAGCAGCGGGTTCCACTTCTTAGCGCCGGCAGTCAGGCCAAGCTTCTCGAACTTGGCCAGCTTCTTGAGAGCGTACCAGCGAGTCGACTTGTCTGCAAGCAGCCGAGCAAGGTCTTCAGCGTTCGGCGTGTCGAGACGCGGAAGTTTGAAGTTGACGATCTCTCGGTCACGCATGAAGTCTGTCATAGCCCGGTCACCCACTCGGGCGGACGGACACTGACACGGTTCTCAAAGTTGTCAGGCGTGATTGCAGCGTGTGCGACCACACCCATGCCGCAGTTGCACGGCGCCTTGGTGAAGTGGATGTCACGTCCGTCCGCCGTCGTGAACTTGGCGTTCTTGCCGGAGAACGATGCAGACTCAAGCACGAACTCTTCGCGCTCTGCGGCAGAGCCGTTCGCGTACACGACGACAAGCCGCTTGTCTTCAAGCAGGTAGATCTTCGACTTTGATCGCGCGCCAGCCGGAGTGATCGCACGGCCGACCGCGGTCAGCACCACTCGGTACTCTG